ATTATCTAATAGAGTACGTATTCAAATTGCAATAAAGTATATAAAGTATTATAGTGTAAAAATAGTTAGAGGGGTATTACTCACTCTCTCTAAGCGGAGATCAATTAAAAAAAGGTGACAATAGCTTATTAAGTAAATATAGTAAGGAGCTAACGTCACACTTTTGGTTACTGGTTTTACCTAAACTCTTTGGTTTCGGTGCTATACATACTCCGTATGGTGTGGGTGATCGGGGTGAAAGTGTGGACTGAACATACCTATGCTATACACACGCTGAGGTGTGTTAGGTTAGATCATTATTTTTAATCATACATCTGACTCGCACAGATTGTGTCTCGTATATCCTTCTAGATATGATTAATTAGCCGAAGCCATAAGCCTACTTTTTAGTAGACTTTTTAGCTTCAGTTATTTCAGCTAGATGTCTAACTGTAGATGGTAAGTTAGTACTTTGTGACCAGTACTTTCTTTTGATCCAGCAAGCTTGTAATCTTAGTTTCGGAAGCATCTGTTCAAGTATTGTATCATGACAGTATGTAACTGTTTGATTTTTGTTGTTGATGAATGTGATCTGTTGATTTCTTCCAAGCCAGCTTTCGCGGACAACAAAGTTCTTTCTTGTTAGAGGAGGCCAGATCGCAGCTTTTTCTTTGTTGGACATAGTTTTTAGAGCTTTTTGCATAATTTCATTTGTAGTCATAAGATTTAATTTTAAGTTATTATTATTATTATTATTTTTATTCAACTATATTATCTTTTAATAAGCGTATTTAGTTTGCAAAGAGAATTTATTTAAATTAAATTTAATATTTATTTTTATATTTATTTTAATTATTATTATTAATTTCTTTATTCCCTTATATTATCTTATATACAACGTATTATAATTGCAATGCTATACAGCGTGGTGAGATTGCAAAGTGCTATACGCGGTGCTATACACCCCCGAGGGGGCGTTGCGGTTAGACCGCGGACCAGAACTGATCGCGCTGTTCTTCCGTTAATCCGATGAGGTTTTCCTGATCGAACATTGCCTTACATATATCAGTTCTCCTGATCGATTCATTGTAGGCTTCCGTGACCTGATCCCAGGCCTGTTGATTTGTTAGGGTCATACTATTGTATTAGTAGTTCGTTAAATTTCCTGATAAAGTTTTCGTGTTCTGACTTGGCACGTTCTAGGTCTTCTTCCTGACTCCATGTACGGATCATCCATTCTGGGTTGTCATGTTCTGGGTATCGTTCTTCGAATGTTTTCATATTATATTATATTTAGTTCTATTAGTATTGATTCTTGTATGTCTTCCTCCAGGAATTGATCCGTGTCGTAATCCAGTTTCATTAGTTCGATTGTACGTTCTATTTGTTTTAACTTACCTGGATACTCCAGTTCGATTAGTTGTTGTATTCTGTTCATGGGTTTGTTTTTTAGAGGGGGATGTTACACCCCCAGTTATTATTATTATTATTTAGATTAATTTATATTTTAAGTATTGTCCGTCTAGTATTTTAGTTATTGATTCTAGATCATTTGGATTGATTAGTATATAAGATTTGAAGATCTTAATGTTGTGTGATTTGTTTAGAATCATTTGAATTGTTTTAAAGTTTTGATTGAATTTTAATTTGATCATAAGATATTTATTTAAAGTTAATTATTAATTATTTATATTATTATTATTTATATTATTATTATTTTATATTCAACTATATTATCTTTATATAGACGTATTATAATTGCAAAAATGCAAATGGTATGGTATAAAAATATAGTCAAGGTCAAGTAGTCACGGTGAGGTTCACGTGGTAGGATTGCAAGGATCGACGGCGAAACGGCACAAAAAAGTTGGGGGGCTGGGCAAAAATAATCGACTTCCCCCGGCGAAAACGAAATGTGTACAGCGTAGCGTAACCCCATGGTTCCTTATGTGGACCAAAAATTTTTTTCAATATTTTTTTTTCGTCACAATGTGACAATAGCTTGTTATATAATAATAGTAGTAGGCTATCGTCGCGTTTTAACTAATGGTAAAATAGCGTAATCATATCCAATATGAGACAACAACTATCAGCCACTGCACGGAGAGATAAAGCCGCTAGAGATAAAGCCTATGCGATGACTCCTGCGAGGAAAGCCAAAAAGGCACATTCGCAAAGAAAGAGGAGTGCTGCAAAGAAAGCTGGTCAAAATATCGATGGTCAAGATTACGATCACAAAAGACAAAAGTTTGTGTCTGTTAAATCTAATAGAGGAAATGAAGGAATAGGCACTCAGTCAGAGAGTGGTAACAATTATAATACGGTTTAACAAGCATGGCAAGAATAAGCACCTACGCAATAGATGCAATACCCTCTTTAGGAGACAAAGTAATAGGTACTGACCAAAATTCTAATTTAAGAACACAAAACTACACATTAGGTGAAATAATTACATTATTTAACGAGCAAAATAAGTTAGGGGTAGCGGATCAGAGTGTATTTCTGTTTCAAGATGATTTATCTGCAGGAAGGGACTTAGGAACTATTAGTTTTTCTGCTGGAGGAGGTATAGGTACGGCATTTAGCAGTATAACTACCTTCTTAATTAGTAAATCTTCATTTGGAGGTGAGTCTAGAGCAGAATATCTACCTTTATTTATAGGTAAAGACATAATATTAGCTCAGTTATCTAATATAAACAATTTTGGTACATATAAGGTACAAGATATTGTGACCGATGTAACTGAACCGGACTTTTTTGCGGTTACGGTATCAAATCAGGCGTCTAATGGCGTTTTAAAAGTAAGTTCGCACTATATATTTAGTGAATTTACGGATCCTAACTCGGGAGGAGACAAAAACTTTGTATTTACACAGAATGTATCGTCAGCTACGTGGACAATACAGCACAACTTAAACAAGTTTCCCTCTGTAACATCCGTTAATATAAATAACATAGAAATGTATGGAGATATAGAATTTATAGACTTAAACAATTTAACGATAACCTTTTCAGCGGCCTTCTCAGGTAAGGCTTTTATAAACTAACAAAAATAAAACAATGGCAATTAATTTTTTAAACAATGTTGATTTTAATCAAAATCAATTATTTCACCCGGCGATAGAAAACCAGCCGAATGACACGGCCGCTGGGACACCGGTAGACGGTCAACTATATTATAACACAGGTGCTTCACCGGGCCTTAAAGTAGGTGAAGGTGGCTCATGGGAGTATGTAGGGACAACGGATACTAATAACTACGTAACAGGTGGTAGCGTTAGCGGTGGAACAGTTACACTAGCTAGATTTGGTTTGGGGTCCGTAACCTTTCCAATTAACAATAGTAACATAACCAATGGTGCAAATTATATAACCGCCGCGTCATTACCAACAGTTAATGATGGTACATTGACAGTACAAGGTACTGGAGCTTTAGGAGGCTCAGGGACATTTACAGCAAATGATAGTGGTTCCCCAACAATAAGTATAACTCACGATGACTTTGGTACCGCGGGTACTTATGCATATCCATCTCAGGTAATAACAAACAGCACAGGACATATAACATCGATAACTCCTGGTTCAGCGCCAGCCACGCCTAGCGATGCTACTATTACATTAGTTGCTGGAGATGTATTAGACGGAGGTGGAGCTTTTACACTTAATCAGTCTACTGGAGAATCAATCACATTCGATTTAGCTCCAGGCGGCGCAGGTGCTGCAGTATACGGGTCAACTTCTGACAGCGTAAAAATAGACACTATAACTCTTGACGCATACGGTAGAGTAACTGATGTAGCGACGGGAGTAACAGGTCAAGTAAATTCAGTTGGTTCGGGCACTTCGGGTACAATATCTATTGGAGGAAACGCTATAGTACCTACGGTATCCGCTATAACAGCAGCTGTAGCAAACAACGGAACAGCTTTAGCTACTGGGGACCAGATATATGATTTTGTAACTAGCCAAATAGCAAACATACCTTCTGGTTTATCTTTCGAAGGTAACTGGAATGCAAATACAGATTCACCTGATTTATCCGCGGCAACACCCGACAATGGACAGTTTTGGATTGTATCAGTTGCAGGTAGCACAAACTTAGATGGTATTACAGACTGGAAAGTTGGTGACTGGGCTATATATGTAAGTACAGGTGCAGGTACAGACGGCTGGCAAAAAGTAGATAATACATCCACACTTTCAGGATCTGGAGCTGCTGATCAATTAACTTACTGGACGGGTACCGCGAATGTTGCAGGAGATGCTGGCTTAACGTATAATGCAACATCTAACAATCTTACTGTTGTTGGTACAATAACTGCTTCCGGAGGAAACTCGACTGAATGGAATACTAGTTACGATAACATGATAACTGGGTTTAATGATTCAGGTTCTTCTACAATAACGCTTACATTAACACAGCAAGATGGTGGTACTCTTACTACTTCATTCGCTAACCCCCAAGGTGTTGTAGAAAGTATTGGCACGAACACACTTAATACTATATTAATTGGAGGAACAGCTGCAGATCGTACAGTGTCTACTATAACAGCTACAATAGCAAATGGTGGAGGTGCCTTAGCTACCGCTGATCAAATCCACACTTTTGTAACTACGCAAACGGATACTATAGCAGCCGATACAACTGGTAATGCTGCTACAGCTACCATACTGGAAAGTAGTAGAAATTTTTCTATAACTGGAGACATTACGGCGGCTGCTATAGGATTTAACGGATCTGGTAATGTAGCGCTAAATGCTAACATAGATGCTAATGTAGTTGGGGCTACTGAACTTAACGTTAGTGGCAATGGAGCAAGTGGACAAGTACTAGCTTCTGATGGAGATGGAACTTTCAGTTGGCAAAATGCTGGAGCAAACACACAATTAGCAACTGCGGCTGCTCTTATTGATGTGTCAGCTATGGGTAGTAATACGACTGCTTCATTCACACATAGTTTAGCGTCTAAGAACTTAATTGTTCAAATATATGATGTTACAACCGGTGCACTAGTATATGCAGATGTTGATCATACTAGTATAAACGCGATCTCAGTAAATTTTGGAGGAACTCCTACAAATGATATTAGAGTAGTTGTTATTGATGCGAAAAATGGATTAACAGATAAAACTGTTTCATATACATAGTAGTAACAAGTAATTTTTAACAAGCCCTCTTTAGTTAGGGGGCTTATAATTTAATAAAGAAATATATGAAGTTTTTAGCTGACATAGAAGTAGAGGAAGGTTTAAAAGATTCCAGTGGCGACTTAGGTTCTAGTGGGCAGCTTTTATCTTCAACAGTAACTGGTACTGCTTGGATAGACCCATCGACTATTGTAGCGGAAGCAGCTACATTAGTTGTAATTGCGTGTAAGAACACTTCTGGAGCAACTATAGTTAAAGGTACTCCTGTATATCAAACTGGAACAGTGGGCGCGACAGCGACTATTGAAATAGCACCTGCAGATGCATTAATATCAGCAAATAAACTTCCAGCTATTGGATTACTACAAACAACACTAAACAACAACGGATTTGGTAATGTAGTAATAACCGGAGAACTTACAAATTTTACAACATCTCCTATTGATGGAGTTGTACCTACCACAGGGGATAAAGTATTCGTAAAATCAGGGGGAGGACTAACATTAACTAAACCAACAGGCGAGGGTAATGGTATTCAAAATATGGGGCTTGTTGGTAAAGTAGCTATAGGTGGTGCTGGATCTATTACAGTATCTTCTATTATGCGTACAAACGATGTACCTAATTTACCAGAGGGTAGAATATGGGTGGGTGATGGAAATACTCTAGTATCTGATACTATTTACCTCGACGAGCCTAATGGTAGAATGGGGATCGGAACTACTAATCCATTAACAGAACTAGAGGTGGTCGGAACAGCTAGAATGGATACTGGAATAACAGAAGGTCTTCATTATGTAGGCACAGGATTAGAGCACTGGGGAGATGGGGGAACAGGAATGTCTTTCCCGGCAAATGATATTCTATCTCTAAGAACAGCAGGTTCTGATAGACTTTATATTAATTCATCTGGAAACGTAGGGATCGGGACGACTAGTCCTGGGGCTAAGTTAGATATTGCAAGTTCATCAACAAATACAGTTCCTTTTAGAGTTGCAACAAGTAATGGCGTATCGGGTGGAAGTTTTTACGAAGATACAAGTGGATACCTTTGGCTTCAAATGTTTGACACTTCGTCAAATGAAAAAGTAAGGATTAGAACTAATTCTAGCTCTTTCTTTAATGGTGGCAACGTTGGGATCGGGACGACTAGTCCTAACGCTTCATATAAATTAGACGTAATAGGAAATATAAGTGCTTCAAATAATCTATATATAGGTAACGCTGATGACTTAGTAACCCCTACAACTATATTGGCATTGAATTCTGGTAGAGTTAGAGGTGTAACACTAGCTAACTTAGTAGACGCCTCTGGTGGACCTTACTTACCGCTAGCAGGTGGGACGATGACTGGAACTATTACTATGGATTCCGCAAATATAGATATAAAATCTAGCTCAGGGGTAGTGGGAACCATTTTATCAAGCAGTAATTCGTTGACGTTAAACGCTAGGTACACTGGTGATATGATATTTCAGTCAGGTGGAGCAGAAAAAATGCGTATTACCTCAGCAGGAAACGTAGGTATCGGAACGACTAGTCCTAGTACTAAGTTACATATTTCAGGTGGAGATATTAGGCTTAGTAATACTGCTCCTATTTTTACTGCTGAAGCTACAAACGGAACTTCGGGCCTTAGAATGAATACAATTGGAGGAACTAGCGGCAGTATATTAAGAGTTCAAGAAAGTGGCGACACTAAAGTTCAAATTGATTATAACGGCAACGTTGGGATCGGGACGACTGGTATAGATACTATTTTGCATATAAAAGATACAGGAAAAGCTACCTCTATGACAATAGAGTCCGATGCGAACAACGTCGGGGTTATTAGTTTTATTAGTCCAACCAGCACTGACGGTGGCATCTCGATGGCTTCCGACGGTGATTTTTCAATAAGTAATTCCACAAACACAGGATTTCGATTAACTGGAGATGCAGCTCCTAAGCTTGCTTTAGGCGTTAATAACTTTACCCCAACTCAACAGTTGCACTTAGACGCCAACATAAGGGTCGAGGGCGCGTATTATGACTCTACTAACTCCGCAGGTTCTAACGGACAAGTATTAAGCTCTACAAATAGCGGAACTACTACAGAATGGGTAAATGCGTCAAGTGGCGGAGGAATCGGCGGGACTATAGCTGCAACAGAATTAGCAGTTGGTGATGCGACTGATAGTATTGAAGGTAGTTCAAAATTAACATTTACTTCTGTAAGTGATGGATTGGGTTTTGACAAACTTAGAATTGGGGATGGAAGCACTGGAGCTAACCAAGTACTACTAGATATAAACACACTTGGAACTGCTAATTCAAGAGGAAGGCTTACACTTAGTGACGCAAGTATTTTAAGAGGTTTTTTAGGAATAACAGGAGGTGACGAAGAAGTAACCCTACTTAGTAATGCAAATCTTCTTTTAGATTGTGGTTCTACAGATGACATAACAATGGCTAGTTCTTCTAGTTCTGGTGTAGGAATAGGAACGACAACCCCATCAAAAAAGCTAACAGTTAACGGTACAATATATAGCATGCAAACTTCGGGAGAAGTTATGATTGCAGGTGATGGTAGTTTTGAAACTAAGTATATTGCAATTAGAAATGGTAATAATCCTGCTGCTCAATGGGGCTTGCAAAAAGGGACAACAACTCCCGATACGGGTATTCAGCCCTCCGGCTCGGTTATGCTTATGCGTTCTTCTAAGGATATAGCTTTTAGGTCTAATTTAGCCGAAAACACAGCATCTTTTCAAAATGTAGATGCTTCTCACCTTTCTATTGTATCGCCTACCGGTTTTGATAACTCGGCAGCTAATGTTGGAATAGGAACTGATACTCCTCAATCTAAACTACAAGTTAACGGTGGAATTCAGATGGCTAATGACACTGAAACTTCTACCACAAATTCAGATAAAGCAGGCACTCTTAGGTACAGGGAAGACCTTAATATTGGTACTCCTAAAGCTAGTAATAGTTATATTGATATGTATATGAGAACGGATGACAGCACTTACGGATGGGTTAACATAGTCACAAATAATTGGTAAACAAATAAAATTATATGGGAACAAAAATAATGTATACAGATGACATTCACGTAAGTGGTGAAATGTTTGATTCTGACGGATCTCCAGGGTCACCAGGAAAAGCACTAATAGCTACACCAACCGGTTCTACTTGGCAAGATGTGCCAACAGGAACACCTTCGTTGTTAACCACAGCAATATTAAACAATGTACTTGTGAATACCACCTCCACTATGGCGGCGGGTAATTTTCTAGGTGCCCAAGTTTTGTCGTCCGGGCAAACGTGGACCAGTAGTGCTGCAGGCGTTACAATACCGGAAAGCGGTTTTTATGAAATATCATTTTCAATAGCTACTACGAGTACTCCGGCAGGGGAGTTCTTTTTTGATTTATTCACTATTAACATAAACGGGACAGCTATAGGACCTGAGTCTTCAGCGGGAATAAGCGGTACTATGAGTAGTGGAGCTCCCAACTCTGCTGTATTGGTGATAACAAAACAATTAGTAATAAACGACATAGTAGGGGTATCTTCGTCACAAAATAATGATAATGCGGTAACAAGCACGACAGTTGCAGCAAACTCATTTTTTAGTATAAGAAAATTGGGGCAACCCGGTACTACAACAGGTGTTGTATCTAGTGCTGAATCATCAGAGGCTACAAGGAATATAATAATAGGTACATCGGCAACTCCGCCGGCATTGGCAGGAGTTTTTCCAAATACTATTTATTTTCAAAGAGAAACATAATGGCGTTAGTACTTAGAGGCACAACAAAATTTGGCACAGAAACCGGTTATTTTAGGGGTAGCCCAACAGGTGCTAAACCTACCGGAACTGTAGAGGGAGACTTGATAGTTATATGGATGTCAGGGGATATCGCCTCTAGACCTAGCGTCACTTGGCCCTCAGGCTTTACAGCTATATATGATCAAAACGATACAGATTTAGGTGGGGGTTCTTGGATATATGGAGCTTATAAAGTAGCGGGAGCATCTGAACCAAGCACATATACCGTTAGTATTTCAGGCACTTTTTATAGGGGTGGGAGTAAATGTTCTATAATATCTTATTACAATGATGCGGGAGTAGGCAGTTGGAGTCTAGTAACTAGAGCGGCTAATAAGGTAACAAGTTCGTCTATTACATCCCCCTCAGTTACAGGAACAGGTTTGTATATGATACCTTTTATTCACGAAGCTACCGCTACAGTAAGTAGCAATAATTCTCCGGTTCCAAGCATATTATTTGATAATAACCCTTCGGGTTATGCCAATATTTCATCACAGATCTATGCAGGCTATTTAGCTGTTACTGCGGGAACTGTTAGTATAACTTGGAGTAGTTCAAACGATTTATATTCTTTACCGACAATATTCCAAAGTAATGTCGCGCCACCACCACCGCCACCGACTGGGTATGTTAGTAAAATAAAAATAAATGGCGCTTATAAAAATGTACTTAATGGATGGGTAGCGGTAGATCAAGGTGCAATTCCTGGATCAGCAACTTCTTGGAAGCAAATAACAGGAGGCTACATAAAGGAGGGTGATGGTCAAAAGGGATCTTGGAAAGAAATATTTATAGATTAAAAATAAAAATAAAAATTATGACAGTAAATTATTTATGGAATTGTACAAGAGTAGACGCTTATCCTGTAGAGGATGAAAATCCAGATGTGGTGTATAATGTTCACTGGAACCTTTTAGGGGCTAGTAACGAGGACACTATGCCTAACGGGCAACCTTATCAAGCTTCGACAGTAGGCACTCAACTGTTAGACACTTCAACTATAACGGAATTTATTCCTTTTGAAGATTTAACTAATGAGATAGTTACCAATTGGGTTATATCAGCAATGGGACCGGAAGCAGTAGAAGCGCGAGAGCTTATAATAGCTAATCAAATAGATGAGCAAATTAATCCAACGTCTTTATCATTGATAATAGGGCAGCCTATTCCAACTGAGGATTAAATAAATAAATACAACACGTAATAATTATACATAGACTAATATTAAGTGTAATTAAAATATAATTAAATGGAATTCAATAGACCAAGTGAGATTGTGAAAACTCTTACGTTTGGCGATCAAGCCAATAAAGAAATAATGCAAGGTGTCAAGAAATTATCAAACGCGGTAAAGTCCACATTAGGGGCTAGTGGTAAGTGTGTAATTTTTGAAGACGCCTTAGGTAGACCGGTAATAACAAAAGATGGAGTAACCGTTGCGGAAAGCGTAGTCTTATTACACCCGGTTGAAAATATAGGGGCTACCTTAATAAAGGAAGCTGCTAGTAATACAGTTAGAGAAGCGGGGGATGGTACAACAACCGCCACCGTTTTAGCTGACTCTTTATTGGAAGAAGCTAACAAAGAAAAAGATACATCTGTAAGGGATTTAAAAGCTGGCATTATAAGTGGTGCTGAAAAAGTAAAAAACTACTTAGATAAAATCAGTGTACCAGTTGAGGGTGAAATGTTAAAAAATGTTGCAATAATAAGCTGTAACAATGACGAAAAGCTTGGTAGTAAAATTGGTGAAGCTTACGAAAGAGTAGGTAAAGACGGAATAGTATTAATGGAAGAATCCGAAACAAATGAAACTTATGTTGATTTTGTGGAAGGAGTACAATTTGACTCAAAACTAAAGTCTCCACATTTTGCAACAAACAAAGACAAGGGTGAGGCTGTCTTAGACGACCCGTGTGTCCTTATTGTATCTTCTCCTATACCAAATATAAGAAGGATACAAAGTGTCTTAGAACACGTCGTAAAGAACAAACGTAGTTTATTAATAGTAGCAGAAGTTGAACAACAGCCGTTCGCTACATTAATGGCTAATAAAGTAAAGGGTAATATTAAAGTAAATATTATCGATGCGCCTGGTTTTGGCCCAACAAGACAAGAAACTATAGAAGATTTAGCCATACTGACCGGAGCTCAAGTAATAAACGAAGAATTAGGAGATGATTTAGATCTTATAGATCCTAGTGTATTAGGAGAAGCTATTAAATCAGTTACAGGCGATAAAAGCACAGTGTTGCAAATAGAACCTGATAACGAGTTGCTAGAAGAAAGAATTGAAGGCGTAATAGCTAAGTTACAAGAAGAGACTAATCCATTCTTTAAGAAAAAATTAGAACAACGTTTATCAATGCTAACTGGAAAAGTTGGTGTTATATTCGTAGGGGCAGATTCGGAAGTAGAATTACAAGAAAAGAAAGCTAGAGTAGAAGATGCCATATATGCGACAAAAGCCGCTTATAAGGAGGGTATTGTTCCTGGAGGTGGAATAGCTTTACTTAATGCTTCTAATAAAATTAAACCAAGTAACAGAGGCGAAGAGGTATTGCTAGAAGCAATTAAATCTCCTTATACAACTATATTAGCAAATGCAGGCATTCACTCAATGGCGGATCCAAAACAAAAGAATAGAGGTATTGATGTAGTTACTGGAAAAGAAGTTGACATGATTAAAGCTGGTATTATAGATCCAGTGTTAGTTACAAAGTCAGCGCTGAAGAATGCAGTTAGCGTTGTTACTACTATAATTTCTGCAGATTGTGTAATCAGTAATAAAAGATTAGCATAATGCAGGCAATAAATTACTACGTAATTGTAGAAAAAATAAAGGAAGCTCCTAAGACAGTAGCGGGCTTAGAATTGACGGATAAACAGAACACGGATATAAGATATATTAGAGCCAACGTTGTAAGCGTTGGTGAAAACGTACCCATAATAAAAGAGGGAGACATAATAAGGTACGACAAACACGCAGGGTTTGGTATTGACTGGGATGGAAAAATGTTGTACGTTATAAAAGCAAATGATATAGTTCTAGTAGAATGAGGTTGTCGCCAAAGGATTTAAGAGATATGAATATCTTTAAATATTATAGGTTGACTAGAAGGTGGGTAACTAAGACATACGAGTTATCAAGTGCAGATTTTGAGTTATTGGTGTATTTAGACTGCAAGGAACTTTTTAGAAGACAAGACTTTATTAATGGAGCTTACACTTATACTTGGGATAAGAATAGATGGGAGAGATTAAGGAGAGACGGATGGATCGACGTTTTTAAAGAACGAAATAGAACATCGTCTAAATATGCTGTTTATCAAATGTCTAGAAAAGCCAAGTTACTTATAACAAGAGTTTATAGAATATTACTAGGCGAAGAAGATTTGCCTCAATCTAGTAGAAGCGTGTTTTACAAAAACAAAACATATACAGATAAAACTTTTAACAAAGCTATAGATGATATGTCAAATGATAAAGAAAGATAATGGGATTTAAACTTAAAGACTTTTCACAAATGATAGGTATAGACAAAGAAAGCTCTACCTACGATACTCCAGTATTTAAGAAGGAGTTAAAAAGTGGTGGCGTTTTAGCAGAGGCTAATAACGACGGAACTATATTTATTGATAAAAGTCTTAAAGGTAAAAACAAAGAGGAGGCAATCGAACATGAGAAAGTTCACATGGACCAGATGAAACAAGGTAGATTGCAGTATGACGACAACACTGTAACTTGGAAAAAAGATACAAAATCACCAGCTAGAGTATATTCGCGAGCAACTATGGAAGAAGGCGCTCATAACTTACCTTGGGAAGCCGAGGCATATAAAAAATAATAAGATGTATAAAGCAACACCAATAACAAAAAGAGCAGGTAGCCCACTTCATAATGACCTAGTCGATAATGATCGCCGAAATATAGAAAAGGGTAAAAAAGATCCCAGCATAGATATTATAAGCAAAAGCACTGAGGAAGGAACACCCGGTGAAAAAGGAAAAGAAAAAACTAGAAATAAGACTTGGGACGACTTAAGAGCTGAAGGCTGGTCTGAAGATAAAATAAAAGAAGCGAAAGATTGGAGATCTAAGAACCAAGATGCTCCCAGGGATCAGGTAGGGACTGGAGATTTTGAACCGGATAAGCCAGGTACCCCCGATAAAACGAACTATACTGCTACCGAAATATTTAAGCAAGATTTTGGCACAAACGTAGGAGATATAGAACAACGCGAGATGAATCGTGTTACTAAGAAAGCTGAAAAGGATGTTCGTAGAGGTAAAATAAAAACAGCTCGTAGTGAATCCAGAGGTTATACTGTTAACGATGAAGGAGTGGCGGAAAAAACAGGAGAAAAACTAAAAGGAAAAGAAAAAAGAAATTTTTTAAAAGACGCTAGACAAAAAGCTAAAGCGGAGGAAAGAGCAGCAGAAACAAAATCCTTTAAAAATAGAGCGTCTAATGCAGCAAAAGGGCAAGCCTCGGGCAAAGGGCTAGATCAATCATATCGTAGAGATGATGTAGCTAAAACAAAAGGTGATTTTAGTGATGATACTCAAATAGCTCAGGACCAACTTAAACAAGACATGGCGGCTAGTAATGCTAAAGAAGCTGTAAGCAATTCAAATACCATTAACTTCAACACAGACGTTAATCAATACAAACCAGCCGGGATGCAGAATGTAAAAATGAGAGATTTTGCTTCAGAATTTGGTGCAAAAAACGTTGCTTTATCTGCAGCTAAAATGCGAGCTCCTATAAAGAAAAACTATTTTAAAAAGTAATAATTATGGCATACAAGCAAGAACCTAAATCCCCAGTATTGAAAAGATGCTGGGAAGGGTATTCTCCAGTGCCCGGTAAAAAGAAGGAGGAAAAAGGAAGTTGCGCAAAGTCACCGGCTAAAAGAACTAAGGCTTATACTGCAGGCATGAGTGCCTCTGAAAGAAGAGCCTATAACAATAAAACTGGTGGCAATTTAAAAGCGCCTCAACCAGGTGGTGGGTCAAGGAAAAAATCTTATTGTGCTAGGTCTGCAGGTATTAAAAAATGCAAAGATCCGGACAAAAATGGGGATTGTCCAAATGATATTGCTAGAAGAAACTGGAAATGCTAATGGAATCAAAAGGACTAGGAGACTCGATAGAAAAATTTACTAAAGCAACTGGCATAAAAAGATTAGCCGATAAAATCCCAGGCGGTTGTGGCTGTGCGAAAAGAAAAGAAGTATTAAACAAATTATTACCATACAAAAACAAATAAGATGGCATACAAACAGAAAGGCTGTACTCCGATTACAGCAAAGATTCAAAAGGGAACTAAAGGTGGAGTTACAAACCCTTTATTAAACGTAGGTGTACCTATGAAGGTGTCTCCCCTTAAAGAAACAGGGTACGAAAAAATAGCTAGAAAACAAGGTAAAACCGTAGAGCAAGTTAAAAAAGAAGCGGGCCCTAATATTGTTGATCGACTTGTTTATAACGCAAGCAGCGAAGGTCAAGCTGCTAACAGAGCTAAGCGGGAAAAAATGTTAAATGATAAAAAAGAAGCTCATTTAAAAAGTCAGGGTCGCGGAACAAAAAGTACTACTACCTATAGTAATACTAAAATTGGGAAAGGAGCGGGAGCTACTGTAAATTCTGAAAAAAATACAGAGAAAACTTACAATCCTAAGAAAATGGAAGATGTAAAAGGTGTAGGCAGTGAGTATCGTGCAAAAAAACCTAAGGCAAAAGTATTAGATAATAAAGTTAAAACTCAAGAAGTTAAAAAACCTAAAGTTTCAGTAAAAAAATCGCTAGAGACTAAAACTCCTGAAATAAAAATAACTCCTAAAGTAGTAAAAACCAAAAAAGAAGTTAGGGTAGAAACAAGAAAATCAAACAGATCAAATAGGCAAGAAACTAGACAAGAAAACAGGGACAATAGAAGAAATAAAAGAATTGCAAATAGAACAGCAAGAAGAGCTAAAAGATAAATGGACAAAATATGGTCATGGCTTACTGGGAGCGTTGTCAAAGAAGTTGGCAGCGTTCTCGATAACCTTATAACAAGCAAAGAAGAAAAGCTACAAGCTAAACAAGCAATAGAAGTTATATTGCAAAAAGCTGAAGCAGATGCGCAAAGGGAAGTAACTAAAAGGTGGGAGTCAGATATGAAATCTGATTCTTTCTTATCAAAGAATATACGGCCTATGGTTCTTATATATCTAACAGTTATATTCACTGCCTGTGCTTTTTTTGATGGTAATATAGGGGAGTTTAAAGTAGCTGAAGAATACATACCTATATTTCAAACTCTATTGGTTACAACATACGGAGCTTACTTTGTAGGACGTTCTTATGAAAAGGCTAAATCAATAACAAGCAAAAACACGTAATAAGTAAAATAACGGAATATTAATATTAAATTTAATCAAAATGACAAAAAAAAGAACAAAAAAACAAGACGTGCCTGTAATAGGACAAAGATTTATTACATCTGATGAACTACTAAAAATTAAAGTAGCGATAGAACAGGTTAATAATATCCAAATGCAGATAGGTGGAATTGAAGCTCAAAAAAGTGATCTTATATCTTCAATGAAGGAAAAGGTTATGGAGCTAAACAAATTAAAGTCAGAACTAGAATCTAATTACGGAGATGTTGTTGTAGATCTATCTAATGGTGAAATAAAAGACAATGTACCTAATACGCAAGATTAGTATAGGACGAGATTATAAGAGTGACGCCATGCACTATTCTGTTGGACAGGAAGTGTATGGTGGTCATACTATAGATAGTATAATTGAAGAAGATAGTAAGTACTCAATATATATATCTAAAAAAGACGAGATATTGCCTTGGAAGGATTTTAATAAAAACATGGCAATTGCAATAGAGTATAATCTAGAGTATTAATGAAAGGCTACACCGATTTTGTTGTAGCACCCTCAGAAGGTAGATACGACAATAAGCTAAATATAGATGGAGTTGAATTGATACTTAATACTGAATTGCAAAACCACTCTTATGTATCTAGAGTAGGTTTAGTTATTTCTGAACCTTATTTTAATGACACAAGCATACGTAAAGGTGATTTAATAATATTACATCACAATGTGTTTAGAAGGTTTAGAGATATAAGAGGTAAGGAAAAGAACTCTCGAAGCTTTTATGAGGAAGACAAGTACTTTGTTCAACCAAATCAAATATTTGCTTTTAAAAATGATCAAGATTGGAAAGCTTGCAAGGGTTTTAATTTTGTTCAACCTATAAAAGAAACAAAAATGTTTTCTATTGATCTAGAAAAAGAAGGAATTGGTATATTAAAATATAAAGATCCAGAACTTAAGTCTATAGAAGTTGGTGATCTAGTTGGCTTTAAGCCAGGTGCAGAATACGAATTTATTGTGGAAGGCAAAAAAATGTATAGAGTGCCTACTAATCAAATCACAATAAAATATGAATATCAAGGAAACGAAGAGGAATATAATCCAAGCTGGGCAAAAAGCAGTGGAGGAATTGATAAAAGTAGCTAAGGAAGCTATTGTTGATTCTGATGATGATCTATCTGCGGACAAACTTAAAAACGCAGCAGCTACAAAAAAGTTAGCTATATTTGATGCTTTTGAAATACTAAATAGAATTCAAGCTGAAGAAGATATATTAAACGAAAAACCAAAAGAAGATCTTAAGGAAAACGTTTACAAAGGGTTTGCTGAAAAAAGAGCCAAGTAATGTATAAGCAAGATCTTTACTCAATAGTAACTCCTATAAAAAGGAATGTGTTATCTAAACGTAATAGTTTAAAAAACTGGAAATACGGTTATGATAAAGAAACTGATGTAATAGTTATCAGCAAAACAGGACAGATAGGAGAAATATATAATATACAAGGATTAAAAATAGCTTTACCAAAAGCCCCTAAAAAAATAATCAAAGGCGATAACTTATGGAAACCGGAAGAGTATCCTAAAGAATTAAAAAGAATACAGAGTATATTTGAATGGAAAGATTATTTAGATAGTTTCAAACAAAGGTGGGAGCCTTATATAGACGAACAATTTGAAAGAAGGGAAAAAGGTCACTGGTTTATTAATAATAATATTGAGACTTATATTACTGGTACTCATTACATGTACCTGCAATGGTCAAAAATTGATGTAGGATTACCCGATTTTAGAGAGTCCAATAGATTGTTCTATATATTCTGGGAAGCTTGCAAGGCTGATAGACGTTGTTATGGAATTTGCTATTTAAAGAACAGACGTTCTGGATTTTCATTTATGGCTTCCGGAGAAACTATTAATCAGGCTACGGTATCCAGTGATTCAAGATTTGGTATATTATCAAAGTCGGGGGCGGATGCTAAAAAAATGTTTACAGACAAGGTTGTACCTATATCCGTTAATTATCCTTTCTTCTTTAAGCCAATTCAAGATGGTATGGATAGACCAAAGCAAGAGCTAGCATATAGAGTGCCTGCTTCAAGGCTAACTAAAAGGTCTATACAAAAAACAGCTTCTGACGAATTGGTACTGGAAGGATTAGATACAACTATAGACTTTAAAAACACAGGTGATAACAGTTATGATGGTGAAAAACTAAAGTTATTAGTTCACGATGAAAGCGGTAAGTGGGAAAGACCTAATAATATACTTAATAACTGGGGCGTAACAAAAACGTGTTTAAGATTAGGTAGCAGAATTATAGGTAAGTGTATGATGGGATCAACATCGAACGCTTTAGACAAAGGCGGTAATAATTTTAAAAAGTTATATCAATCTTCGGATATAAATAAAAGAAACAAGAATGGTCAAACAAAATCTGGACTCTATAGTTTATTCATTCCTATGGAATGGAATTATGAGGGATTCATTGACAAGTACGGAATGCCCGTATTTGATACTCCAAAGATATCTTTAGAAGGTCCATACGGTGATCCTATTGAGGTTGGAGTGCTTGAGCACTGGCATAATGAAGCAGAAGGATTAAAAGGCGACCAGGACGGCTTAAATGAGCATTACAGGCAATTTCCAAGGACTACAGAACATGCTTTTCGTGATGAAACACAAAATAGCTTATATAACTTAGTAAAAATATATGAGCAAATAGATTATAATGAAGATCTAAAGCATACGGGAGTATTAACTCAAGGTAGCTTTAGTTGGGAAAACGGAATAAAAGACACAAAAGTTAAATTCACGCCAAACCCTCAGGGAAGATTTAATATCTCTTGGGTACCCGGGTTAAATTTGCAAAATAAGCAATATGTTAAGAACGGTTTTAAGTCGCCAGGCAATAGTCACATTGGTAGTTTTGGTTGTGATAGTTATGATATTAGTGGTACAACAGATGGCAGAGGATCTAAAGGAGCGCTTCATGGACTTACGAAATTCTCGATGGAAGATGCTCCTCCTAATACTTTTTTTCTAGAGTATTTAGCCAGACCTCAAACAGCTGAGATGTTTTTTGAAGATGTCCTTATGGCATTAGTTTTTTATGGCATGCCTATTTTATGTGAGAACAATAAACCTAGATTGTTGTATTATTTAAAACGAAGAGGATATAGAGGTTATTCTATGAATAGACCCGACAAAGTATGGAACAAACTGTCAAAGACAGAAAAAGAAATAGGTGGAATACCAAACTCCAGCGAAGATATAAAGCAAGCTCACGCTGCTGCAATTGAATCTTATATAGATAGACATGTAGGTATAAAAGAAGACGGCCAATACGGAGGAATGTATTTTAATACTACTCTCAATGATTGGGCTAAATTTGATATAAATAACAGGACCAAGTTTGATGCTGCTATAAGTTCAGGTTTAGCTATAATGGCTGTTAATAGGCATTTATATAGCCCTGCAGTGGATCAACCAAAGCAAAGGTTGAATTTAAAAATAAGCAAATATTCCAATGCTGGAAGTATTTCGAAATTAATAGAAAAATAAAAATATGGCTGAGTCAGTTATAACAAGTTTTTTTCCAAGCCAGATAGCTAGTGATTCTGAAAAGATGAGTCTAGACTATGGGACTAGAGTCGGCAGAGCAATAGAAAACGAATGGTTTCGTTCTGATAATGGTATCGGACGATTTAAAAGTAATCAAAACACTTTTCATAATTTAAGATTATACGCAAGGGGAGAGCAAGGAGTACAGAAATATAAAGACGAGCTTTCTATAAATGGAGATTTGTCTTATCTTAATCTAGATTGGAAACCTGTACCTATAATACCCAAGTTTGTGGATATACTAGTTAATGGTATATCTGAAAGAATGTTTGATATAAGAGCTTATTCTCAAGACCCTTATGGCGTAGATAAAAGAACTAAGTATATGGAATCTATACTTAGAGATATGCAAACAAAAGAATTAGGTGAGTATGTAGAGGCTGAGTTTGGTGTTAATTTATTTGAAAACAATCCAGAAGATTTACCTAAGAATCAAGAGGAACTTAATCTGCACATGCAACTTTCCTATAAGCAAGAAGTTGAACTAGCGGAAGAGCAAGCTATAAACACTTTACTTGACGGCAACAAGTATGACTTGACCAAGAAAAGATGCACCTACGATTTAGCTACAATAGGAATTGCTGCCGTAAAGAATGGGTTTACAAAATCAGAGGGAGCTACTATTGAATATGTTGATCCTGTTAATTTAGTGTGGTCATACACTGAGTCACCTTACTTTGATGACATATATTATGTAGGAGAAGTTAAAAGCGTGCATCTAAACGAATTAAAGAAACAGTTTCCGTGGTTAACTAATGATGATCTGAATGAAATATCCGGGCAATCGTATCAAAACAACGGGTTTTATGATAGAACATTAACTAATAATGACGAAGACGATTCTAATACTGTACAGGTATTATATTATAATTACAAAACATATTCCAACGAAGTATATAAAGTAAAAGAGTCTGCAACCGGAGCAGCTAAGTTAATACCTAAAACGGATGAGTTTAACCCTCCTGAAGAAATGTATGAGGAGTATGGTATACAAAAACTATCTAGATCTTTAGAGGTATTATATGAGGGCGTTAAAATATTAGGAGGTAAAACTTTGAAATGGGAGGTAGCCGCAAATATGATACGACCTAAAAGCGATTATACTAAGGTTAAAATGAATTATAGTATTGTAGCTCCTAGAATGTATAAAGGTAGAATAGAAAGTATTGTATCTCGCATCACAGGTTTTGCCGATATGATACAGCTTACTCATCTTAAGCTGCAACAAGTTTTATCTAGAATGGTACCAGACGGTGTTTATTTAGATGCTGACGGATTAGCTGAGGTTGATTTAGGTAATGGTACGAACTATAACCCGCAAGAAGCATTGAATATGTTTTTTCAAACAGGTTCTGTAATTGGTAGATCATTTACTCAAGATGGAGATATGAATCCCGGCAAAGTACCAATTCAAGAATTACAGTCTGGTTCAGGCGGCGCTAAGTTACAATCCCTTATTCAAACATATAATTATTATATGCAAATGATAAGAGACGTAACTGGGTTAAACGAAGCTAGAGACGGCAGTACTCCTGATGCTAGAGCGTTAGTAGGAGTACAAAAGTTGGCAGCAGCTAACTCTAACACAGCTACAAGACACATACTAGATGCCACTTTATTTTTAGCAAAAGATTTATGCGAAAACTTATCACTTAGAATATCCGATATATTAGAGTATTCACCTACAAGAGAAGCTTTTATACATAAAATAGGTAATCAGAATGTAGCTGTGTTACAAGAAATGAGTGAATTGTATTTATACGATTTTGGAATATTTGTAGACCTACAACCAGACGAAGAGCAAAAAGCTGTGTTAGAAAATAACATACAAACAGCATTGCAAGCGGGATTAATAGATTTGACAGATGCTATCGACATAAGGGAAATACAAAACATAAAACTAGCTAACCAGCTTTTAAAAATCAAAAGAGTTGAGAAACAAGAAAGAGAGCAACAGCTACAACAACAAAATATTCAAGCACAGTCTCAAGCTAACGCTCAGGCTACCCAGGTTGCTGCTCAAGCTGAAGTACAAAAGCAACAAGCACTAATGCAGCAGAAAATGGAGCTAGAGCAAATGAAAGCTAAAATAGATCTAGACAAAATGCAAGCTGAAATAAATGCTAAAAAAGAATTGATGAATCTTGAATTTCAGATGAACATGCAACTTAAAGGTCTAGAAACTCAAGGAAAAAAACAAGAAGCAGACAGCAGGGAAGATCGTAAAGACGAAAGAACTAAGATACAAGCAACTCAACAAAGCGAACTAATAAATCAAAGACAAAACGACACCATGCCTAAGAACTTTGAATCCGCTGGAAACGATGTCCTTAACGGTAACTTCAACTTAGGATCTGGTGATCCTAGGTAATAATAATAGTAATAATTATATAATATTTTATCATGGAAGAAGAAGTAAAAACCGAGGTTGAAAATACGGAAGTAGAACAGCCTCAAAAAGTATCTCCTATAACACAGGAGGACAATGGATTAATAAAAGTTGACTTAAGCCAACTAAGTAAAGCAGAGGCTAAGGAAACCGATGCCTCCGTTGCACAATCCCTTGAGCAACCAGCGGAACAGTCGGTTAGCGAAGAAGTAGTTCAAGAAGAGTCTCAATCAATTTTACAGGAAATAACAAACGAAGAAGTTGAAGAGAAAGTAGAAGAAGTACAAGAACAGGTAGAGCAAGCAATCGCGACTCAAGAGCCTGGAGTAGATTTACCTGAAAACATTCAAAAAGTAGTTGACTTTATTAATGATACAGGAGGAAGTTTAAAAGATTATGTTAATCTTAATACAGATTATAGCTCTCTTAACGAAGATCAATTACTAAGAGAGTATTACGAAAACACAAAACCTCATTTAGATTCAGAAGAAATAGGATTTGTCATGGAAGACAAGTTTTATTTTGACGAAGATATGGACGAGGAAAGAGATATACGTAGAAAAAAATTAGCTAGGAAAGAAGAATTAGCTAAAGCTAAAAATCACTTAGAGGGTTTAAAAGGTAAGTACTACGAAGAAATAAAAGCTGGGTCACGGTTAAGCCCAGAACAAAAAAAGGCGGTTGATTTTTTCGATCGTTATAACCAAGATAGTGAGAAGTTGACAGTAGATAGAGAAAGACAAACATCTATATTTAATGACAAAACTGAAAAACTATTTTCTAATGAATTCAAAGGTTTTGATTTCGAGGTTGGAGAAAAGAAATTTAGGTATAAAGTCAATGATGTAGAGGGAGTGAAGTCTAAGCAAGGAGACATTTCAAATTTCGTTAAGAAGTTCTTAAACGACAAAAATGAAATGGCAGATGCTAAAGGATATCACAAGTCTTTATTTACAGCAATGAATCCCGATGCAATTGCAAACCACTTTTATGAACAAGGTAAAGCGGATGCAATGAAAACAAGTATAGAAAAATCTAAAAACATCGATATGAGCCCAAGGGGTACTCACGAAAATGTTAAGCCACCTAACGGATGGTCGGTTAAATCTGTACCAGGGAAATTTGAGTCAGCTACGAAGCTTAGAATTAAAAAAAGAAAATAATAATTACTAAACTTTACAAATAATGGCAAATGGATCATTTTCTGGGAGTGCAGCGGCATTAGCGCACTTAACGCCCAGACCAACACAAACGTTGTTTAACGACAACTACCTGGCCCTAGGGGACATGGATTTTACACAACAATTTTTACCAGAAGTATACGAGAAAGAAGTAGAGCGCTACGGAAACCGTACTATCTCTGGGTTCTTACGTATGGTAGGAGCTGAAATGCCTATGGCATCTGATCAAGTAGTATGGTCTGAGCAAGGGCGTTTACATATTGCTTATGACGATGTTACTGTTGTAGATGCAACTTCAATTACTATTCCTGCTGTAGGCGGAGCTAGTAAAAACTTAATTGGACCTGGAGATACTATCGTTATCGCTGATTCTACTGGACTAACAGTTGAAAAAGCATACGTAAGTGCTGTAGCTGTTGCAGGAAGTGGAGTAGCTACTTTAACAATAGCAGGATATGCAGGAAACATTACGGTTACTGGTACTTCAAACGTAAAAGTATTCGTATATGGATCTGAGTATGCAAAAGGAACATCAAATGCAGGAACTTCTGTTGATGCAGCTTTCGAGCAATTTAGCAACAAACCAATCATTTTACGTAACAAATACGCTGTTAGCGGATCTGATACAGCACAAATTGGATGGGTAGAAGTAACTACTGAAGCTGGAACTTCTGGATACTTATGGTATTTAAAGTCTGAGCATGAGTCACGTATTCGTTTCGAAGATCACTTAGAAATGTCTATGATTGAAGCTGAAAAAGCTGCAAATGCAATCACACCAGCTGCTGGATTAGGAGGAGGAACTGAAATTACAGGCTCTGACGGACTATTCGCTGCACTAGAAAACAGAGGTCTTGTTTACACAGATGCTGATTTCGGATCCGGAACAGATTTAGGATTAAGCGATTTTGACGCTATCTTAGGTGAGCTTGATAAGCAAGGAGCTATCGAAGAGAATATGTTATTCTTAGATCGTTCAACTTCTTTAGGTATTGACAATATGTTAGCTGCTCAAAACTCTTACGGAACTGGAGGAACATCTTACGGTGTATTCGAAAATTCAGAAGACATGGCACTTAACTTAGGATTCAGTGGATTCCGTAGAGGATCTTACGATTTCTACAAGACAGACTGGAAATACTTAAACGATGCTACAACTAGAGGATTAGTTGGGGATATCGAAGGTGTAGTTGTTCCTGCTGGAACTTCAACAGTTTACGATCAAATGTTAGGTAAAAACATTTCAAGACCTTTCTTACATATCCGTTACAGAGCTTCTGAAGCAGATGATAGAAAAATGAAGTCTTGGATCACAGGATCTGTAGGTGGAAACTTTACAAGTGACGAAGATGCAATGAACGTTCATTTCTTATCAGAAAGATGTTTATGTGTACAAGCCGCAAACAACTTCATTTTATTGAAGAATACATAATTAATTTATTAGTGCGCCGGGGATCATTGGTCCCTGGCCACTATTTTTATCAATCTTATAATATTATATCATGCCAAATAAAAAAGTACAACCTAAAAAAGCGGTTGCAAAACAAGTAGACTTAGAAGAGTCTATAGAAGAAGTAGTAAAAACAAGTGAACCAACCGAAACTACAAAAGATTGGAAACACTTGAAATCACCAGAACCAGTAAAACCAAAATGGGAATACAGGGATAGAACTTATGTTTTAAAAACCGGTAAATCTCCTCTTTTATATACGTTGCCCTCAAAGCATTCTCAAAGAAAACCGTTATTGTGGTTTGACGAAGAAAAAGGATATCAAAGAGAATTACGTTATGCTACAAATCAGAAGTCTCCTTTTGTAGACGAACAAAAAGGTACTGTGACATTAGGTAGAATAGCTATGAGGAATGGAATGGTTAAAGTAAAGAAAGAAGATGTATCTTTACAAAAATTACTATCTTTATATCATCCTTTAAGGGATAAAATATATTACGAATTTGATCCAGTAAAAGTTTCTGTAAATGAATTAGATTGGATTGAATTAGAATTAGAAGCATTGACTATAGCTAAAAGCATGGATATTGACATGGGAGAAGCTATATTAAGAGCTGAATACGGAAGCGAAGTTAATAACTTATCGTCTAGCGAACTAAAGAGAGATCTTATGATATTTGCTAAAAGACAGCCGGCTTTATTCATAGAGCTAGCTAACGACGACAATGTTCAATTACGAAATGTCGGTATTAAAGCTGTAGAAGCTAAAATAATTGCATTATCAGTCGATCAAAGAACGTTCACTTACGGCGAAGGAAACAGAAAGTTAATGACTGTACCTTTTGACGAACACCCATATAGTGCTTTAGCTGCATTCTTCAAGACAGATGAAGGAATGGAAGTATATAAAGCAATACTAAAAAGACTTTACTAAGTCACCTTTATAGTAGATAGGCTGCTTAACGGTGGCCTAACTATTATAATAATAAAAAAAGACACATGAGCGTAAATATAAATACTGTTTATCAACGGGTATCAGCGATACTTAATAAAGAACAACGAGGGTATGTTACGCCTCAAGAATTTAATCTGTTTGCTAATCAAGCTCAGCTAGATTTATTTGAGCAGTACTTCTACGATATTAATCAATTTGGTAGAATACCTGGCAACGAAACAGAATATTCAGATATGATAGAGCTTCTTGAAAAGAAGTTATCTATATTTGAAACGGTTGGCATTCTTACTGCTAACTCTGGTAAATTTCAATTACCTATAGATATATACCAATTAGGAGCTGTTTTATATAACAATATAGAAGTAGAGCGAGTTACACCTAAAGAATGGATATACATAAATCAATCTCCTTTAACAAAACCAACAGACACAAGGCCTATATATAAAACAAGCGGCACAAATCTTATAGAGGTAAAAGGTACTCTTTTACTTACTACAGGGGTAAGTGCTCAATATGTTAGAAAACCCGCTTCAGTATTGTGGGCACACGAAACTATATTTAACGAGCCTCTTTACGATCCAACTAATAGTATTAATTTTGAATTAGATGTTGCTGAAGAAACTGAGCTAGTAATTAAAATACTAGAATTATGTGGAATATTAATAAAAGACTTAAGCTTATACCAAGTTTTTGATAAAGAAGATCAAGAAACAATACAACAACAAAAATCATAATACATGGGCTTAATAACACAAACTGACGAACAATATTACTTAGGTCCTGATGGTCAATGGAATAGCTTTGACGAAAATTATGGAGACTATCAATTCACTGCTATAGGAGATATTATAAATAACTTTATGATTTCTTATGTAGGTTTGGAAAAAAACATATCTAAAGTAAAAAGAACTGAGGTAGCTTTTCACGCTCAAAGAGGGTTACAAGAATTTAGCTTTGATATATTGCCTTCTATGAAATCCGCAGAGATTGAAATAGGGCCAACCTTAAACTACATATTACCTATAGACTACGTAAACTATGTAAAATTAGTTTGGGTGGACTCTAAGGGCATAGAACGCATTATATACCCAACCAGTAAGACCTCTAATCCGTTGCCTATACTACAAGATGATGAATTTGAATATTTATTTGATGAGCAGAGTGGGGAAATATTAACAGCTGAAGAATCTGAAACAAGGAGAAAATTTCAAAAACAAAGAACAAACACTAGCGACCTTGAAGAACTAGAGGACAACTTAAACCAAGGAGGATTTGGAAGAAGATATGGGCTTTCTCCTGAACAAGCACAAACAAACGGGGTATTTTATATAGATCAGTTAGCCGGAATTATATATTTTGATTCTAGTTTTGTAGGCAAAATAGTTACATTAAAATACATATCAGACGGATTAGCTACTGATGAGGAAATGGTGGTGCACAAGTTTGCAGAAGAAGCTTTGTATAAGTATATAGCTTTTGCAATTCTTTCTACAAGAGCTAATACCCCTGAGTATTTAGTAGCTCGCTACAAAAGAGAACTAGCTGCTGCAAGAAGAAATGCTAAATTAAGATTATCAAATATAAAGATAGAGGAGATTACTCAAGTTATGCGTAATAAATCTAAAATCATAAAACACTAATATATGCCAGAGTTTGTACATGTTTTCCAGTCTGGAAGAATGAACAAAGATCTTGATGAAAGACTTGTTCCAAATGGTGAATACCGAGATGCTTTAAATTTAGATTTAGCAAACTCAGATAATGGCAATGCGGGTTCTTTAAAGAATGTCCGAGGGAACAGTCAATTAAGGGGCAAGCCTCAATGGAATAATAACTATATAGATTCCTTAACTAATGCAAAATGTATAGGTTCTTTTGTTGATGATAAGTCAGATAAAATTTATTGGTTTATAACTTCTACAGAAGCTGACTGTATTGCTGAATACAGATTTGCAGGCGGACAAATAAGGCCAGTTATAGTCGACACTAACAACGTTCTAAACTTTTCTACACAGAACTTAATTACAGGTATAAATATAATAGACAATTTATTATTCTGGACAGATAACAATTCTGAGCCAAAAACAATAAATATTGACAAGTTTAAACGAGGATCTGTAAACTTTGTAACACACACTAAAATACCAGCCTACGATAGTGCAAGCCAAACTTACAGTGCTAATTTAACGGGTAGACCTGATTTTATTGAAGCAGATGTAACGGTTATTAAGAAATCACCACTTACAGCGCTTACATTAGACATGTCCGCTAGCTCAAGAGGTGACAGCCCCGGGACAGGAACAAATCTGGTTACTTATGGTGTGTATAATCCAGGAACTTTAGAAAAAAGAATAAACTTTACCTATGCTCCTGACTCTACTGTTCCGCTAATTAGGGAATCCTTGCCAACCCGATACGATTGGCAAACTAATATCGATGGAGATGCTACTTATTACAATAGTTCTAGTTTAAACGGGTGGGATGGTTATTTGTCTCTGAACTTTCAAAATTCATCTTTACCTCTAAATACTTGGAGAGTAGGAGATACTGTTATTTTAACATTTGACTCAAGCGACGTGTCTTTTACGGATCAAGAATACAGTGTATCTATTAGATTAGTCCAGGATTTTACAGGAATAGGGCTTTGGTGGAAGGCTGAAATACAAGCTATATCTTCGGACATAGGTACTTTTGATGACGGGAGCGGAGGCATAACAGAGTTAACGTGGGAGGCGCTATTACAAGAGGAAGATGCAATGTTTGAAGACGTATTTCCTAGGTTTGCTTATAGATGGAAATATATAGATAATGAGTACTCTACATTTTCTCCATTTTCAGAAGTTGCATTTTTAGGAGGTGAATTTAGCTACGAGTCCAGAGAAGGGTATAATATTGGGATGATAAACAATATTCGTAAGCTTATACTAAAGGATATAGAATGGGGAAATGATAGTGTTGAGGAAGTTGATATACTTTATAAAGAATCAAACAGTTCAGCTGTATATGTTGTTGATACTTTATTAAAAAACGAATCTTACGATACATCAGGCGCTTTAATAACTGAGTTTGAAGTTCAAACAGAATTGATAGGAGCGTTAGTAGAAAGTAATCAAATACTAAGACCTTGGGATAATGTGCCTAGAAAAGCTCAAGCTCAAGAAATGATAGGCAACAGGATAGTGTATGGCAATTATTTGCAAAATTACAACGTACCTACTACTCAACTAAGCTTAAGTTCTATATCTAACGAATACAATCCTAATAACATTGGTAAGCCTTTGCTTTCTGTTAAATCAATGAGAACTTATCAAGCCGGAATTGTTTACATAGACAAATACGGTAGAGAAACTCCTGTTTTTACAAACAAAGAAGCAGGAACGCAATTAAGGATCGCTTCATCTAGTAGCTTTAATAGGCTTATAGCGCAACCTACAAACGATCCTCCGTCGTTTGCAACACATTATAAGGTGTTTTTAAAAGAAACTTCTAACGAATACTATAATTTAGCATTAGACAGATACTACGACGCCGAAGACGGTAATGTTTGGCTTTCTTTTCCTTCTTCGGAAAGAAATAAAATATCAGAAGAGTCCTACTTAATAGCGAAAAAGCAACACGACAACAATATACCTATACCTAAGACTACTCGGTATAGGGTTATGTCTATATCTAATGAAGCTCCGGATTTTATAAAAACCGTAGGTTTATCATTAGGTACTGAAAACGTAGTAAGTCAATCCTCTATGGAAGTAGGCTCTCTAGGCTTTGCTTTTATAGGCCCAAACCCTAGTACAAACCCTCAGTTTGCTCCAAATTTTGCGGGTAATAAAGTTGTTTTTGCGGTAGGTAACTTTACTTCAGATGAATACGATGTTCAAGATTATAAGGTTGTTAGTCAACCCACCGACTCAACAACTCTTTACGAGCTATCTTTAGACAGAGGAATAGGAGCAGATGCTGCGTTTTTAGCAAATGTATCAGTAGGATCTAATTTTTCTATAAGAATAATAGGAGATAAAGAGGAAACAAAACCAGAATATCAAGGTAGATTTTTTGTAAAAATACCTAGAGACATTGAATTTGATGCGAATATAATGAAATCATTTCAAGCTCTGGATCCTGAATATTCTATATTAGGTAGTATTTCTTTTACATTATCTAATAATGGAAATCTAGGGGAAGTCGGGCCTGGCAGAAACTTCCAATTTGGGTATTACTGGATTGACTGGGGAAATAACTATTCAACTTCAGGATCGGGAAATAATAATGGTACTACTAGATTTCATTATGTTGCAGGGAAGGGAGTTTGGATGGATGGAGAACGTGTAACTGGAGGTGCGCCTAATCCCCCTGGGGGACCTATAGGAGGCCTTATTAACAATCCCGGGGGAGTGCTACCAGGGCAATACGATTTTTTTCAAAATTTTGGTCCTATAACAAATGGTAGCGAATACTTTGGGTATAGTTATGTCGGAATAAAAGGAGATGGAGACAATGTTCCACCTAAATATATTGACTCTATGTCAGGCGCTGCGCCCGGACCTTTAGGTCCAATTGTTATTCCAGGTAGTTATAAAACAAGTAGACCAGTATCTCCAAATGGTTTTCTAGCAACAGGAAATTCTGTTAGGTTTCTGCACGAGCCAGATGGGGTGGTGTCGGAAATTTATACAATAGAGGAGGCTTATGGATTTTGGCATAAAAGAGGTGAAACTAACGAGGGTGAAACTCGTAACTTTTCCTATACAGTACTGTACAGATTAGATAGACCTGTATTATGGCAATATGCGCCAGGTTTTAATGGCAATTCTTCATACACAGATCATCTATCAGCTGCTGCAGATATAGTGATACAAGCTGTAAAACCAGTGGTGCCAAAAGGAGAAAGACTTCTTACATCTAATAACCCCGCTATATTTGAAACGGAACCTAAAGAAGCGGTAGATCTTGATTTATACTATCAAGCTAGTGATTCTTTAGCTATAGCAAACTACAACAATCCTGTTGAATTAAAATGGTATAACTGTTTTAGTTATGGTAACGGAGTAGAATCAAATAGGATTAGAGATGATTATAACGCAGTTACTATAGACAAAGGAGCTACGGTATCATCTATATTAGCGGACCCATACGGTGAAGAAAGAAAAGGTAGTGGATTTATATTTTCACAAATATATAATTCTACATCGGGTATAAATAGATTAAACCAATTTATACAAGCCCAACCTATTACAAAAGATCTTAATCCTGTATATGGAACTATACAAAAGCTACACGCTAGAGACACTGATCTTATAACATTATGTGAAGACAAATGCTTTAGAGTATTAGCTAATAAGGATGCTTTATTTAATGCAGATGGCAATTCAAATATAACATCTAACAACAATGTTTTAGGGCAAGCAACTCCTTATGCTGGTGAATTTGGTATATCTAAAAACCCAGAATCTTTTGCAGACTATGGCTTTAGATTATACTTTACAGATAAGAACAGAGGAACAGTTCTAAGATTGTCTAGAGACGGTTTGACGGAAATATCTAACAAAGGAATGGGTGATTTCTTTGCAGATGTTTTAAAACTCAATGGTACTTTACTAGGAACTTACGATGCTGATAACGGATTATATAATTTAAGCTTACCTACACTAGGTTCCGAGTGGAACACTAAGCTTAACCCTATTCAATCGGATAACTTGTCTACAGCTTGCGAGGATAATGAGCAAAATCCACCAGCTACAGAAGATTATGTGCATACTACAGTTTCTTTTAAAGAGTCTGTAGACGGATGGACTAGTAGAAAATCTTTTATGCCAGAATCAGGTGTTTCTTTAAACGATAGATATTTTACATTTAAAGAAGGATTGATATGGGCTCATGGTGAAAATCTTTTATACAACAACTTTTACGGAGAACAGTATGTAAGTTCTTTTAATGTTCTTGTAAATGACTCTCCTAATATAGTTAAAGGTTATACAGCATTAAATTACTCCGGTACTAAATCAAGAGAGTTAGAATACGAAAAAAACAATACTGATGAATGGTATTCTATAGCTGAAGTTAATGCGGAAGGATGGCGACCTACATCTACTAGAATTAAAAACGCAGGGTGGTATGTAAATTATGTTAGAACAAACTTAGAAGCAGGGGAGATAAAAGAGTTTGAAAATAAAGAAGGCAAGTATTTTAATTACATAAAAACACTAGCGGTATGTGGGGAAGCTTTTGGTTTAGGCTATTCTACAGAAACAACTTCTGATCCACAAAACTATTTATTAACTACTTTTATAGATTTTAATTGCAGTAACACTGGTTCTTCTACAGACCCAGACGAAGAATTAAGGCTATGGACTGATTGGGACCAAATTGTAGGCGTAAACGATATAACGATTGCTACTCAATCTGATCCTCAAACAGCAAAATGTATAATAGAAGGATTTTACGATACATCAAGCGATTACACTAATATTGCTAAAGACGGAATTGAATTTAAGTATTTTGCAATAGCTGGATTAGTAGTAGGCACACAATTATATGATTATAACACCGAACAGCCTTTAACGACGGCTGGATTAGGTTTATACGTACCTCCAACGACTCGTGTGGTAATTCCTAACGACGCAGCTTTAGATAGCAATAACACTTCGGTTAATGTGCCTGACAATTACGATATTATAGTTTACAATTCTAGTGGAATTATAACGCAGATAGTACAGTACAATACTTTATTAGCTGCTTGTGGTAGTGATGATATTCCTTTAAACTATGATGGAGCACTTTTTCTTTCTGGGCAAACAGTTATTAACACCTCTACTGGAACTTCAACTGTATATGGGCCATATAATGGTTATTGGCCATGCCCGCAAGTATATAGCCTAGGTGCACTCTCAAGTTTAGGTAGCAATGGAGCAATAACTTATCAATCAGTTGAATTATATAAATTAGCAAGTGATTCATTTACAAGTATAGGAACACAATTATATACAGACCCAGCAGGACAAAACGCGGCTACAGCGGGATCTTCTAGAGGATTCTTAGTTAATCCCACCGAAAGTGGACTACCCTTGCCTTACACTGACTTTAAACTTAGCGGGTTTTATCAATCGAACCCTCAGTTTTATTGGATTAGTATAGATGCCGCGGGTCAAGTCACACAGGCAACATTATGGGATGATACCGCGTGTGTTTAATAAATAAAAATTAAAAAAAATGGCAGAAGATTCATCATTAGAATTCAATTATACCGCTACCGTAGTACAATATACTATATTAGAAGGAACTAATATTTCTAGTCAGCATCCTACGGCGGTTATAAAAATAACAGCAAACACGGGATACACAGTAACAGCTGGGGACTTTTCCTGGAATGGACCCTTAGCGGGAATTACTAGCGTAGCTTTTACTCAAGATGGTTTATTTGTTTTATGCACAGTTACATACGATACATCGTTAGTAATGCCCGCGGCTAATCTTAATTTAGGATTATGTATAATAGGTGATGCAGTCTTAGACGGTGTAACTGTAGCTGGAACATTGACAAGCGCTGTTGACGTTAGTGTAACAACTACCACTCCTTCTGAAACAGACACAGCATACAGTGCTTCAGGAGCAGAAGGTGGAACTTCATCAGTATTATTTACTAGAACTTATTCAGCTCCTTCAGGATTTTATTGGTCAGCAACTCCTAGCATACAATTAACAACCGGAAACTTAGGGCAATACAATATTACTCAAACGCCTACATATACGGCTGCTAATGAACTTATAGCTATAACCTACTCTGTAACTTACATATTTACTAGTGGTAATGTATCCGGCGATAAGTTTGATATAAACGTGCCTAAAGTTGCTCAAATATTAACGCCAGCAACAGGGGTTACATCGTTTACTGGGCCAACTACGGGAGTACAAGCTAGCGGAACTAATTACATAATGACAGTACAAGGGGCAGTTGGGGCTACGTATAGCATTTCTATGAGTGATGGAACTACTTCTACAGCTGTAGCAACTAATGCTGTTATGGGAACTAGTGGTAATGCACAACATAATTTTATAATTGTACCTAATACAGGCACTTCAGATATAACGTGGACAGCCACTATATCCGGAGATATAGAGTCGGGAGTTTCAACAACCATAACGTTTATTCAACTATTTCCCGTTGTTACTTGTGGAGGAGTATTAGCTGACGCTCCTGTTAACGCAATTACAGATTATTCTATTAACTTGAACTCTTCTGGCGGAATACTTACTTTCCTAGTTAAAGCAGGTGTAGCTACTAAATTTGAAATAATACACGGAACCGCTGCTGGCACTAAAAAAGCTACTTCCGGAATTATCGCCAGTGGATTAAGTAACGCCGGTCCTTTCGACAATTTAACTGGAACTGAACCATCTAATACTCTACCCACTGATGTCCAAGCAGGAGGAGGGAGTGGTCGTATAGATCAATATATATATAATCCGCAAGATCCTAACAAACAATCAACTAGACAAGGTGACTTTGCCACTGATACCAGTTTTGAAATTCTAAATATGACCGTAGCAGGAGCAGAAACTTATCATCAAGTTTTATGGTGGGAATACACAGCGGGTGATTACACCACTAATGCTAACGCAACCTTAAGAGTAACTAATTCGAATGTACCGGGAACTATAGCGGCTAAAATATATCAAACATGCTGCCCCGACAATGTTTGTACAACACCCTAAATAAATAAACTATGGCAGCAGCTCCTGTACCTATACAAATAAATTTTCCTAATTACTTACCCGTAGGTTTAGATCTACACGACATAGTATACTATTTAGATACCTCCGAAAACGAGCATGTTAGAATGGGACCTGTAACTTCTATAGTTAACAACGAGAATACTAATGTGTATTATATAATAGTAAACGCTTCTCCTGGAGTAGCTCCGCCTAATACCGAGGATTTTATTTATTATAAAAAGAATCCTATAGGCTATGTAAGTTCTTTGAAGGGATATTTTGCGGAAGCACAATTTATAAACACTCAAACTAAGTATGCGGAATTGTTTTCAGTTGGAGCTGAGGTATTTGAGAGCAGTAAATAACGTGTAATAATACAATATAAAACATAAATTATGATAGGAGCAGCAATGGGTGCCCTAGGTGGATTAACAAAAATAGCCGGGGGAATTATAGGATCTAAAAAAAGAAAGCAAGAGCAAAGAGATGCTCAGAAGAATATGAACATGAGAATGGCACAGTTTGAAATGGCTGATACTTCTAATGTATATAAAGACATGGAAAATACCATGGAAGATTTAACTGTTAACACACAGCAAGCTGACTTTCAAGCTCAACAAGCAAATCAAGGTATTGCAAATACTATGAATTCGATGCAAGGTGCAGCTGGCGGAAGTGGTATTGCAGCAATGGCTCAAGCAATGGCGGGACAACAAGCTCAGAACATGCAGCAAGCTAGTGTATCTATAGGGCAGCAAGAACAAGCCAATCAAATGGCAGAAAGGAATATGGCTAGCCAATTACAAACACAAGAAGCTGCAGGTGAACTACAATCAAGGGCTGCTGAAAAAGAAAAAACAGATACATTACTGGGTATGTCTCAAAATAGATTAGGCGCAGCTAATCAGGCTATGGAAGCGCAAAAGCAAGCTATAATAGGTGGAGTTGGAGATATGGCAGCTGGAGCAGCTGGAATGAGTGGTATAGCTAGTAAGGTGCCTGATTTTATACAAGACGCATAATAAAAAGATATGGCAAATTCAGATTTAATAAAAGGAGCGGCAAAAGTATACGCTAGTCAAACGGGAGACATGGGAGCTTCATTTTCTAAAAGTTTAGAGAAGGGGGCCGCTAGACTACGAGCGATTAGCGATAATAAAAAACGAGAGAAAGAAGTTATTAATAATAAAACGGCTAATTTTATAAATCGTTTAAACTCAACTGTAGATGTAACCAATTTAAACGGATCTCAACAGCAAGCAGTAACTGACTTCCTTGTTAAAGGTAGAAATGAATATGCAGGATTAGCTAGTCGTATGGCTAAAATGGAACCAAGTAGTGCAGGCTATATGGATTCTGTAAGCAGAATGAATGACATACAAATGAGTTTTCAAACTTTAGCAGGGAACATTAAAATGTATAAAAAAGACAGAGTGTCTTTTATAGAAGATTTTGACAATGACATGCTATCTGAAGGTAACGAAGTAGGAACTTTAGGAGAAGTTTCTAATATATATACAGAAGGTAGCAACTTTAGTGTTGCTCAAGGAGGTGGATTAGAATTTTTTGATGAAGCATCCGGGCTTAGTAAAAACTATTCGGATATTAAAAAACCATTCTTAAAAGATTTCGCAGCTGCTGATAATATAATACAGATGAACCAGTCGTTATATGCTTCAGGGAAAGAATTAACAGGTGCTAGAAGGAATATGATCCAGCAAAAACTAAAGAACCTAATAGGCAAAGGAGGTAGAGATACTCTTATGTCTTTAGCTTCCGATGATTTCATTATGGAAGGTGGATTAGGATTACAAGATCCTATGCTGTTCGAACCTGAAAATCAAGATGCTTTAAAGCAAGCTGTATTAGATGGTTACATGAACGTATTAGATGCTTCAGCTAAACAAGGTGCAGCGGATAAAGCCCCTAAAGCAAGTAGTAATAAAGGATTAGGCTTTACTAAGTCTGTCGAAAGTGAAATAAGGAGCGCAGGTCCCGTGCTAGAGGATGCTGAAGCATTTGTGAATATGTCAGGAGATTTACAAGGCATGGTTAATACATTAAACTTTAAAAATCCAGGGTCTAGGCCTTACATGGGAATAGATGAGTTTAAGCAACTAGCTAAAGAAAACCAAGAAGATTTTGATGAGGCTGCTTTTGATGAAAAGTATAAAGGAATAAGTTTATTAAAATTTGATGGCGGTGCATCTAGGCCTTTACCTATAGATATTAATAATCCTAAAGAATTGTTTAAACTATACCTAAGTGTATCTGGATTAGGAGATCAAGCCTCTAATTACTTCATATCAAACTTTGACATATCTAACTCTAACGAGGGGGGTTCAACATCTAAATATAATAAATAAAATATGAACGAAGAAGCATTAAACGACTCGTTTAACCTATTTGCTAGCCAAGGCTATAATGGCTCAATAGAGGATTATAAAGAACTTATGGTGTCTAATAAAGACGCTAGGGCTGATTCTTACAACCTGTTTACAGGTCAAGGATATAACGGAACTGACACTGATTTTAATGACCTTATAGGCGTAAGTGGGCAAGTTACACTTACAGATGATGAAGTGGGAAAGACAAACGACTCTGCGAATGCGGATCCAAGTGCGGAGTCAAACGTTACGGATTCAACATCGGAAAATGGTTCTTCGGTATCTCAAGAAAAAGATACTGCCGTTGAAAGATTATTTGGTAAAAATTTTATTACAGATTTTGCAGGAGATTTATACAGGTCGGCCGCATCCGGTTGGACTCAAGGTGAGTCTTTAGATTCAGCAATGGATATATTTAACGACGGTAAGAACATGACTGAGGATCAGTATGTTGAGTTTGTTAATCAATCCAGAGCAATGGAAAATGCTGGTCAAACGGATGAAATGATAGATTTTAGCGAACAGTACGCTAAAGATAAAAAAGAGTATGGAAGTGTAGGGGCGTTTTTTACAAGCTGGTGGAAAAATCCAACAGTAATGACTCAATATACCGTGCAATCATTATCAAACATGGCTTCTAGCGCGATGAATAGTGATGATGCTGCATTAATAGCCGCTGGAGGTGCTACTCTAGGGGCTGCTGTTGGAACTGCTGCAACACCTATAGGAACCGTAATAGGTGGACTTGCTGGGGGTATGGGGGCTTTATCAGGAACTATGGAGGTTGGTTTTACTACCGCTCAATTACTACAAGAGGCGGCTGTTGAAGCAGGTAAAGATTGGAACACTATGTCCGATACCGAAAGAATAGATTGGACTAAAGAAGTTGTAAACAACAAAGATCTTTATGATGATCTAACAAATAAAGCTTTAAAAAGAGGTATTGCTATTGGCGCTATTGATGCTGTTACCGGAGTACTATCAGGAGGAGCTGGAAATTTAGCTAGAAAAACTGTATCAACCACCGCTAGGAGCGCTATGGCTGGAGCTGCTGAAGTTGCTGCTGTTGCCGCTACTGAAACCACTGGTGGATTAGCTAGTGAAATAGCTGGACAATTAGCTGCTGATCAGGAATTAAACGCTCAGGAAATACTTACAGAAGGATTTGCGGATAAAACATTTACAATAATAAACGTAGCTCAAGGTGGTTTAAAAGCTCCTAAATATACATTAGCAGGTGAAAAAATGAATGGCAAAAGATTTAGGGAAGCTGTTCAAATTATGGACGATGCTACTATTGCTACAGCCGAACTTGAAATATCTAATGATCCTTTAATGGAAAAGATAATTCTAAACAGAAAAACCGACATAAAAATAGATCAAGAGATAGATGCTACTATAAGCGGAGTTGATGATAGAGCTGAAATAATTAAGCTGCAGAAAAAACTAAACAAATTAAAAGGCAATGATAGTGTAACCGCAAAGAATACTAGGTCTGAATTAACTTCTCAAATAACTGAAATACAGGATAAGTATAAAGGATCTGAAGTCGATGTAACTATTAAACAACGCCAAGAAGCTGTAGCTAAAGCAGTTGACACTAAATTTGAAGAGAACTTTAATAAATACTACAAAGGAGCTAAAAAAGCGGCTAAAGACTTGGGCTTTAAGCAAGGTCCTAAAATTTACAAAACAACTAAGGGGTACGAAAAAGCCATAGCTGCCAAATTTAAATTTGACTCGTTTGATAAATATATAGAAGCTGTAGCTAAAGATAAAAACATATCTATTGAAAAGGCTGCTAAAATATCAAGAGGATCCGATGGGGTATTCTTAGGTGAAGGCACCATGTTTATTGATAAACAAAAAGCTAAAGAAGTAGGTGCTATTTCGGGGGCTTCACACGAACTATTACACCCTGTATTTAATGCTGCAATTGGGAGCGCTAATGCTCAAGGTAAAATAGTTAAAGAGTTTAAGAAAGCAATGACTTCCAAGCAAAAAAGATTTGTTAGGAATAAACTTAAAGCTAATGTAAAACCAGAAAACTGGAATACAGAATACTTAAATTACTTTTCTGATGCAATATTAAAAGGAGAAATTAATTACGACAAAACTTTATTTGAAAAACTAAAAGACATTGTTCTTGGAATACTTAAAGGAGCTGGGTTTGATAATGTTTCTTTTGATAGTGGAAGAGAAGTATATAACTTTTTAAAAGAATACAATACTAGCTTAAAAGAAACTGGACAAGTAAGTGAAAAAGCAGTTGAAGCTATTAAAACTGCTGAAACAAAACGTACTACCAAGCTTAGAAAGGAAAATTCTAATGCTCCAGAAGTAAAAGCTGCTACTGTTAGCAGAGTAGGAGATATACAAAAATCTGTTAATCAAGAAATATTAGATTTAACAGACGCATTAGATGCTGCAGAGGATGCTTATGCAGATGACGCAGACAATCCTACATTATTAAAAAATGTTGAATTAGCTGAAAAAGCTTTAGAGGAAGCAGAAGAAAGAGCGTTATCAGGAAAGCCTGTAGTGGTTAAACCCAAAGAAGAAAAGAAAAAGGTAGTTAAAAAAGAGCCAAAGCCGGTTCGAACAACTAACTTAGCCCCTCAGACTGCTCAAGATAAAAAAATAATGGATACCTACAATGAAGGTATGAAGGACACTAAAAGAACTAGTTTTACTAGTAGTAATCCTTTACCTGCTAAAGTAGAAAACAAATTAATACCTCTTTTCGAAGGGTATATAAATACATTAGTACAACAAAAGTTTAAGCAATATCAATCTGAAGCTTTAGAATTTCAAGATGCGCTATCTATATTAAGAGTAGAAGCAGTTAATGCTTTAAGAACATTTAATCCTGCTCGTAATGAAAATTTATCAGGATATGTACGTAGGTTAATAGCACTTAGACAACCTAAGATGTTTGAAAAAGCTAATAAAGAATTTACTAGTAGTCTAGATGGTGTAGATATAGAGGGAGATGCGGGTGTTATACGTAGCTTTGCTAATGAAGAAACAGTTGCTCCGGAAAGTCTTATAAAAGCATCGAAAGTAATAAGCACTAAGGTGAAAGACAACTTAGTTAGTATGGTAAAAGCGTGGGCTAGCCAAAATAATATAAATTTTGATCTGTTTAGATTTGGAGATGTAGATGCCAATGCTACCGTTATTGTAGATGGCAAAAAAGTTACAATACTACATGAATTATTAAAAGAGTTATTTCCTGATGTTAATCCTGAAAAGTTTTTAGATAGCAGCACCATGTTTACAGGCCCCGAAGCTAGTATCGTTTTAGAAAAGCTAGCCTCTAATGAACAAGAGCTAATAGAGCTATTTATAAATCTTCTACCTAGAGGAGCTGTAATGCCTAAAGGCAAGAATAAAGCTATAGTTAAAGACGACAATTATGGTAAGTCAACAAAGCTTGATAAGTCTATACTTACTGCTTTCTATAACAAGGGAGATATATCCGAGCGTTTTACAAAAGACGCTGGACTTATACCTTTTACTTTAAAAGACAATGTCCGTTATAGCGACGTTCACAAAGCTTTTGGAATGGATTCAGCTGGTAACAAGTTAAACTACAAACGATCCGGTAAAGGAAGCGCAGGGCCCGTTTTAGCGTCCGCATATAAGATGTTAGGTAGACTAATAATGAATGAAATTATTAGAACTGACTTAAACCTAACTGCGGAACAGAAAATGAATGTAGGCGCAGGTAAAAGTGATTTACAATTCAGTAAAAACGCAAGTGTTCTGGAAGCTTTAAATGTTGAGGGCACTGAAAATTTTAGAAACATCTTTGCTCATCATAGCGAAAAATACAGAAAAGAAGGTCAAGATTTATTAATTGAATTAGCTTATAGGTTTACCCCAGAAGAAGTTAGAGATTATATACTGCCTTTAATTTCTGACGTAGACGGCTCTAACTATGATGGGGACTCGAAGTTGCTTTTTAAAAACAAAGATGATTTTTTTAGAAAGCTAAAAAAGTACAGAAAAAGTAAATTTGGAGATTACAAGCCTCGTCAACAAAGAATATCTGTTGAAGGTGGAGCCGAATTAAAATTAGCAAAAGTTACTAGCAAATATTACCAAGGCGCTTCTTTTATAGAAAACATTAAGGCTTTTGTAGGAAATATAAAAGATAGACAAACATTTGCAAAAGAACAGCAAAAAGGGTTACTTAAAATAGTTAAAACATTGTCAGAAATTTTAGATGAAACTTCTTCTAAAAAAGGAGGGTTTGATGGCAAAAAGTTTAAAGATATATCATTAGGTATATTTGCTTATTTTAACTATTTAAACACTAAAAATAAGAACGGAATACTTCGTACCTCAGCTGTTCCTACACAAATGGCTATAATCCCAAGGCTTTTAGGGTTTAAAGATACACCTGTAAAATATATTTACGAACATACCCAGACCGCTTCCGATACATCGGGAGAATTGTTGCAATTAATATTTAATAAATTTGCAAAAAATCAAAAATTTGGCAAAGACGCAAATATTGAAAAAGAATTTAAGGAAATTATGAATGGGTATACAGTTGCATTAATACCAAAAATTTATGATACCTTATTAAACACAATAGCTAAAGAAAACGGGGACAGAGAAAACACTAAAACCAGGAAAGATTACATTAAAAAATTATTAAAGCCAGGAGAAGACGGCATTCCTACTAGATATAAAATACCTGCTTTTGAAAGTTTACTTGAAGAATATGGATTAGAATCTTTACAAGATATACTTACGCCTATTAGTAAAGCAGCTTTTGAAAATGAAGTAGGTTCTGATGCTACAAAGCAGGCAATAATCATGGAAACCCAATTTTCTATAAGTAGAATAGAAACTGCTGATATACTAAACAAGGCTAACAATAATGCTAATAACATCAATGCCAAGCCTAAAGGTATAAGTGTTTGGGATTTTGACGATACCTTAGCTAAGACTAAAAGCAATGTATTATATACAATGCCTGATGGTACTAAAGGTAAACTTAACGCAGAAGAGTTTGCCAAGAAGGGTGATCAGATGCTGGAAGAAGGAGTTGAATTTGACTTTAGTGAATTCAGTAAAGTTGTTAATGGAAGCAAAGGTCCTTTCTTTGAAAAGGCTATGGCTAGAAATAAAAAGTTTGGAAACAAAAATGTTTTCATACTTACAGCCAGACCGGCAAACAGTGAAAGTGCTATACACGAGTTTTTAAAAGGTATTGGATTAGATATACCTTTACAAAATATTACTGGCTTAGCTAATTCCTCGCCTCAAGCTAAGGCTAACTGGGTTGTAGGTAAAGCTGCGGAAGGTTATAATGATTTTTATTTTGCAGACGACGCTACTCAAAATGTTAAAGCCGTTGATAAGGCATTAAAAAAATTACCTGTTAAAAGTAAAGCTGAACTAGCAGTAATTAAAAAGTCGGATATACAGTTTAGTATGAACACTAAGTATACAACTAAATGGGCAGGTCTAAGGGATTTACCGGGAAATGAGAGCGCACGTGACTTAGTTACTAGTGGGACTCTAAGAGTTGGTGAAAATACGATTGGAATAACAATTGACGATGGAGCTGCTCCAGGTAGTGAAGCATTGGACTTTGAGTTTCCAGATTTAGGTA